TGCTTACTATCCACAATCTGCAAACAACTGCATCGTATCTTTAAATGGAGTTATTCAATCGCCAACTTCAGCTTATACAATATCAGGTTCAACAATAGTATTCTCAGATGCTTTAACTTCATCTGACACAATAGATTTTATTTTAGTATTAGGTGATGTTCTTTCAATAGGTACTCCTAGCGATGGTACAATAACTTCTGCTAAACTTGCTTCTGGTGTATCTGGATTAATTTCTTGGCAATCAGTTCAAACATCTGGTTTTACTGCTGTTGCTGGTAGAGGTTATCCTTGCAACACAACTTCATCTGCATTCACAGTAACATTACCTGCATCACCTTCTGCTGGAGATACAATTATATTATTAGATTATGCAGGAACTTGGGATACAAATAATTTAACAATTAATCCTAATAGTAATAAAATTTTGGGACAAACTTCTAATGTTGTAGCTTCTAAAGATAGAGAAGCATTAACATTAACATATATAGATTCAACACAAGGTTGGTTACCAAATTCTGGTTATCAAGAAAGTACAAGTGGTATAGGTATTCCTTATTCAATAGATTTTTTAGTCATAGCTGGTGGAGGTTCTGGTGGTTCGATAGCGGCTGGAGGAGGAGGTGCTGGAGGATATAGAACTTCTACTCAAACAGTATCACCAGGAACAGTAATTACAGTAACAGTAGGTGATGGTGGTGCTAGTGTTTCTGGACCATCAAATAGTGGAAATTCAGGATCAAATTCTTCAATTTCAGGTTCAGGATTAACAACAATAACATCAGCTGGTGGTGGTTTAGGTGGATTTTATGATGCAGTTGGTGGTAATGGAGGTTCAGGTGGTGGTGGAGGTGGAGGTTTTTCTTCTAAAGCTGGAGGTTCTGGAAACACTCCAAGCACATCTCCAAGTCAAGGTAATAATGGTGGAACTGGATTTTATGATAATGCTACTGAGCGTGCAGCAGGCGGCGGAGGTGGTGCTAGTGCGGTTGGAGTTAATGGAGTATCCTCAGCTTCAGCAGTAGCAGGTAATGGTGGAGCTGGTACAGCTTCTTCAATAACTGGTTCTTCTGTAACTAGAGCAGGTGGTGGTGGTGGAAGTTGTAATGCACCAGGAATGACAGGTGGTTCAGGAGGAGCTGGAGGCGGTGGAGCTGGTACATCTGGTGCAAATCCAGGAACAGCAGGAACAGCAAATACTGGAGGTGGAGGGGGTGCGGCAGGTAATGGACAATCATCTGGTGCTGGTGGTAAAGGAGTTGTTATTTTAAGTGTACCAACTGCTAGTTATTCATCAACTACAACAGGTTCTCCAACAGTTACAACATCAGGCAGTAATACAATTTTACAATTTAATGGTTCAGGGAGTTACACAGCATAATGGCATCATTTGCAAAAATAGGATTGAATAATAAAGTAATAGAAGTTCTTTCTGTTAATAATGAAGTATTAAAAGATTCTAATGGAATTGAAAGAGAAGATATTGGTATAGATTTCTTAACAAAATTAACTGGTTATCCAGTATGGAAACAAACATCTTATAATACTCATGGTGGAGTTCATAATAATAATGGAACACCTTTAAGAAAAAATCATGCTGGAATAGGTTATATTTATGATGAAGAAAGAGATGCTTTTATTCCTAAAAAACCATATAATAGTTGGATATTAAATGAGCAAACTTGTTTATGGGAATCTCTAATACCTTATCCACAGGATAACAATCAATATAAGTGGAACGAACAAAATCAATCTTGGGATTTAATAGAAGATAATATATAATTTAATCAAACAATGATTGAATCTAATATTAATGGGATATTCCCAACACCTATTTATATATCTAAATTAAATAGAAATCTTACAAATAAAGAATTATCATTTATTGATAAGACTAAATTAAATATTTATAAAAACGAAGGCAACACAACTTCTAATGATAATTACATTTTAAATCATAAATCATTTAAGGATTTAAAAACAGATTTAGATTTAAGAGTTAAAGATTATTTTAAAAAGGTTATATCTCCAACAAATGCAATTACACCTTATATTACTCAGTCTTGGTTAAATTATACTGAAACAAATCAATATCATCATAAACACGAACATCCTAATTCATTAGTATCAGGAGTATTCTATATTAATTGTGATGATAAATTTGATAAGATTAAATTTTTTAATGATAATTATAAAACAATTAAACCAGAAGTAAAAGATTGGAATATTTGGAACTCAGAATCTTGGTGGTTTCCTGTTAAGACTGGAGATGTAATACTATTTCCTTCATCTTTAACTCATATGGTAGAAACTAAACAAGGAGATAATACTAGAATTAGTTTAGCTTTTAATGTTTTTATAAAAGGAACAGTTGGTAATAATAAAAACTTAACAGAACTTATATTATGACAGTAAGAAAATTATCTGTTGAAGCAACTATAAAACGATACACAAACGAAAATGGTTTTGCTTGGGGTATTAATACAGTAATGAAATCTTTAGTTCCTGAAGCTAGTTATGATTTAACTTCTGCTGGTGAATTTATTATAGATAGATGGGATAGCATATATCCTCAACCTACATCACAAGAAATTAGAGATGAGTATATAAGACAGCAAACTATAGCTGAATGTATTGAATATTTTAATAATAAAAAATGAATATATTAATAGCGATACCTTGCTATGGTGGAAATGTTTCTAACTTAACATTCCATTCCATATTAAATACATTACGTTGGTTAAACGATCAGGGACATAATATTAGAGTTGAAACACTTCCAACCGAATCCTTAATCAATCGTGCTAGAAATAAGTTTGTAACTAAGTTCCTGGATAATAAAGAATTTAATGGTACGCATTTATTATTCATTGATGCTGACATAGGTTTCACTATTGAGAATCTAAAAAGAATAATAGACTTTAATAAAGAAGTTGTAACCTGCACTTATCCTGTAAAAGGTTTCTATTGGCAGCAATTACTAGATCGTATCAAGAAGAATACAAACATAGATGAGAAGCAGAGAGGTGTTGAAATAGACGAACAGCTAATGCGTGATTATTTGCTTCAGTTTAATGTTAATCTATATCCTAACACAGAATTTAGAGATGGCTTTGCAAGAGTAAAAGAAAGTGCCACAGGTTTCATGATGATTAAACGTGAAGTATTTACTACAATTATGGATAAGAATCCTCAGCTTAAATACAAACCAGATCTAAGAACAGGAATAGAAAACTCTCAGAACGCATACGATTTCTTCCCTGTTGGTATCTATAAAGAAAAAGATGGTGTTAATAGATTTTTATCTGAAGATTATTACTTTTGTAGATTAGCTGAAGAGTGTGGCTTTGAAATCTGGACTGACTTATCTACTCCTATAAATCATTTAGGATCTACAGAATACTACGGCAAATTCATAGATCAAATAAACAGACGTTAAGTCTTGTAAATATAATATCATATATTATATAGCTGTCATGATACCTTATAACGAACATGAACTGGAGTTTTTAAATGCTTGATTACAAATCAATCAAAGAATACTGGACTAAGTTTTACGCAGATGCTTTTGAAGATGCTAAGAAGTTTTGGAAAGACTATGCTAAAGCAGTTGAAGAATTCTATAATAAAAATAAATAAATAATAGTTACAAAACAATAAGTTATAAAAAATAATTTTATTTACTTATTATTCAATTAACCTTATCTCGCACCTGCCAAACCAACTATAGGAGTTAGCATGGCAAAGAAACAAAAATCAGCAGAAGATATAATCTATCAGATTAAAGATCTGCTTGACGATCTAGAACTTAAGATCAACCCAGAAGATAATTGGGATGATGAAGATGAGAACGAAGATCTTGATATAGATACTGACGAAGACGAAGAAGAGTAATCTATAGGATAAGGGTGGTAGAAATACCACCTTTATTTAAATATCCCCATACAATTCACAATTGACTTTTTATCCACAACCACTATAGGTGGTGTATGAAAAGAAAGAAAACAGCTATATCTGCTACAGCTATAAGATTATCTTCTTATGAGAAGTATTCAAAAGAAAGAATGGATACAATCATTAAGAGATTAGATGATCTCACAGTTGAAGTTAAAGATTTAAGAACTGATGTGAGCATGGGTAAAGGTGTCATAGCATTTCTAGTAGTCATTGGTAGCATAGCAGGTTCAGTAATAGGTTTCTTTCAATTCAAAAACTAAAACAACACAGGGTTACATTGTAGTGAATTTAAAACATCGTAAGGGTATTACATCACAACTAATAGCACAGTCTTATTTTAGCACACAACCTAATGTGTTAGTCTTCACACCTACAGGTGGTGTTGGTCCAATAGATCTTGTTGTATTTAATACTAAGACAAATGAATATACTAACTACGATGTTAAGACTGTATCTTATAGAAAGTCAGATACTAAATATGCACACAAAAAGAATGATCGTATAAATAGATCTCCATCTAAAATACAAAAAAATTTAAATGTTAAGATTGTTTATGTATATGAAGATGGTAAGGTACTTATAAAATAAATAAATTTATTTTAAGGTAGTAGTTAAATAAAACAACAGGGAGTTACAATGTACGAAGATCTTAAATCAAGAATAAAGAAGCACGAAGGATTCTTAGCTAAGGTTTACCTTGACTCATTAGGTAAAGCTACCATTGGCTATGGTCATTTACTTACAGAAGAAGATGACTTTGTTGAAGGAGTTATCTATGACAAAGATATATTAGAAGCATTATTTGAAAAGGATTTTAATAAAGCTGTGCAAGGTGCTGAAGAGTTATTAAAAGGATATGAGATAGCTCTTGTAGCTAAAGAAGTAATTATTGAAATGGTATTTCAATTAGGAAAGACTGGAATATCTAAGTTTAAAAAAATGTTTGATGCTTTAAAGAATAATGAATATAGTAAAGCTGCTGATGAAATGTTGAATTCAGCATGGTACAGACAGACACCATCTAGATGTGAAGAGCTGTCTAACTTAATGAGAAGTTGTTATTAATATGTGGTGGAACATTATACCTACAGTAGTTAAAACTGGTGCTGAGATCTATAAAAATCATAAGCAATCAGAACTATTAGAATCAGAAGCTGAACGCAGATACTATGAGCGTATGGCTAAAGGTGAGATTGAATATCAAAGAGATGTTTACGACCAACAAGACAAATCATGGAAAGATGAATTTGTTTTAATAATAGTATGTATTCCAATTATTGTATTATCTTATGCAATCATTAGTGATGATGTTAATATCAAATCTAAATTAGATTTATTCTTTG